GTGTTTAAGCGCTTTTCGGTAGTGGTATTGTGCTTTGCGTTCACTTGAACACGAAAAGAGCGTTAAAACGCTTAAAATCGCTATTATTCGAATCATAAGTTTTTTAGCATTTCAATCATTCGAGGGCAAGGGTAAATATCCGATTTATCTTTACGAACTGAATTGTGGGTAAAGATTCCCGCAGTTCCATTAAATGCTTCTTTATCTATTTTGAAAATCTCGCTTCGGTATGCCTTTGGAATATTATACGTATCGCAAAGGTAAACGAGTAATTGTCGGGTGCTTTCTATTTGTGCATCCGTATATTTTTCCCAATGTAAAAAACCTTTGTAGGGTTGTTCTAAAGTAGTAACGTTTTTCGGGTCAACTACTCCGTTAACGTAGTTGTAAAATTTCCCGTTGCGGAATTTTAACGGACCAAAATTACAAACCTCTATCCCTACCGAACTCTTATTTAAGTTTTGGTAAGCCGCACCATTACGGGAAAAATCTTCGACATCTATTCCTAAATGCCACGCCCAATGCTTACTTGAAAAGCATTGTACTATTTCTCCGTTATTAGCGATAACAAAAGCCGTTGCTATCCGTGTTTCGTTAGAATTCCAAAACCTACTAACCGCCCTTGCGTTTCCTCCGCCTGCGGTGTGGTGCAAATAGATTTGTTTTTTTGTCGCTTCCTCTTGGAAGTATTGCGATTTATCCAACGGAACTTGAATAATTTTACTAGTGTCTAATTTCGTCTGCATCCTCTTTTAATTCTTTTGCTCGCGTTAGTAATTTTTTAAGGCTATCCCAAAGGTCTATCCCTCGAACGGCTTTGTAATTTTCGTTAATGCTTACAACCTCTATCGAAATAAGTACCAACGAAAGTACCTTAGTTAATAGTAATTCTTGGTTAAAAATAGCCTTTAGAATTCCGTTAAGAATAAACCAATCAATAAGGAAAAAAAGAATTATCGTAAGTTGATAAAGGAACATTTTACTAATAACCGAGCTTAACCTTCTTGAGCGAATCGGAACGCCATTCTTACGGCTTTTCCAAATTCCCGTAATCGTGTCTAAAAAGATAGCGAACCCAACCGCCAAAACCATTCCTGTAATGGGCATAAAAAAAGCGCAAATAACCCCCAATAGGGTAAGCCATTTAGTTTGAATCGTTGTTGTTAATATCGTTAGTGTTTTCATAGTTTTGTAAAAGTTGGAAGGTAAGTAAGCAAGCGTAAGCGCCTGCCAAAACACGAACGTAAATCATTTCGGATTCTATGCAGGCTATAAAACACCCTGCGTAAGCTAATATAAAATACATTCCTGCTATACCTTTGTTATTCATTTGTATAGGTAATCAATAAATAATTGAATCGTGCTAAATTCTTCTTCGTCTATCGTTACTGAAGTATCTAGCAAAATAGTTCCTCTATCGGTAGGAAAATGCGCCTGCGTAGTGTCTAATACTTCGGCATCCCCCTCTAGTAAATACTCGGTTTCGTGCATTACAAACCCGCCTTGAATTTTGGTTAGGTTAATCATATTTTTGTACTATTACGCGTTTGAAATTTCCGTTGTCGGGTGATGTTGTGCCATTGCTTATTGCAAAAATCAAATAGTTGTCAACCAATGGATTGAAAGCCGTTAACGTTATTGCGCTTAATGAATAATCAGTTGCTGAACTTGTTCCCGAAGAAAATGAATTTAAGTTCGTTCCATCAAAAAAAATGTTCCTTTCGAATCTTTGAAAGTATTGAGTTGTATTCATTCCGCTACCCGAACCAAGCAACGTCGCGCCCGTTAAAGTGTTAGCCGTGTTTACGTAGTAACGTGGGGTAGTAACCCCCGTACCCGCGGTTTTGTTGATGAATGCTTTTATGTATAGAGTATTATTTGCTACTAACGTTCCCGCAGGAATCAAAACGGAAGCGCTTATTTGTATGGTTGTTCCTGTAATTGCCGTTCCGTTAGCCGTTCCGATTGTGCTAGGGTTTGTTTGAATCGTTATATCACCGCTACCAAGTAACGACGTTGAATTTACCGTTTTAATGTTCGTTCCCGAAATTAGTTCGGTTTGCATTCCCGTTTGAGCGGCTGCAATTACTTCCGAACCCGTTACGTGTTTGCTCGCGTAGCCATCCGCAGTAACTTCGGAAATTTCGAGTAAATCGGTAGAAGCTAGGTTAGCGCCCTTTGCCGTTAATTGGCTTATTTTTTTCTCCATTCGTTAGTTTTTTAACAAGTTTTTGTAACTTAATTATGTTGCTTTTCTTTGGCTCGTATTGCTTTTTCATATAACCCACCCTGTATAGTTTGAATCCGTGTTCGGGTAAATATCCGAGTTCGTGTTAGTGTAATATTCGGGGAAAGTGTTACCCGAAAAAATCATAAATTGAACAAACCGCTCAGTGTAATTTTGCGCTAAATACCTCTGTTTATCAATAAGAAAATCAACCTCGTTTTTTTCTACGTTTTGCGCGTTCTCGGAACTATGTTTGAAAATTCCTTTGTTTGCCATTGTATAAGCCATAAACGGAAGGTATTCAACCATAGCCCAATGAATAAGCATAGGCTTTAAGTACGTTTCGACAAGGTCTAAATAAGGGTTAGCCAAAGTTCCCGCTACTATATCCGCTTTAATCTTATTAAGTAAATCCGTTCCCGTGTACTGCTGTATATGGATGTCCTGCGCAACTTTTATCCATTGAATAAAGGTGTCGGTATCTATGTTGCCGTTTAGTGCCGTAAAACGCACTAAATCATCTCTCGTTATTAGTAATGCTTCTGCCATTTCTATTTAGGTAAAAATCCTCGGTTCGGCATATCGATAGGACGTGTCGAAACCAATGCGTTATTTTTAATTGTATATCCTAAGTTTTCCGCTTTTCTAACAGCTATTTGTTTAGCGTTTGGCGAATTTACGTCTATTCCAAAACGTGAATCGAACTGCGCGTAAACTTGCTTATTCCAACGGTGGTGGCAATTTGGACCGCCTTTATATAACCAAATATCGTACGTTAAATTACCGCGTGGACCAAACCCGATTTCTTTGCCATCCGCATTAACGTAGAATCCATTTACTACGGCTTTGCTCATACGTAAAATGTCCTCCTTTCGGTAAATCTTTTTAGCAGATTTCATTAACTTACAAAAAGGACGTGTCTTCCCGCTTTTCCCTCCGTCTTCGCCTTCGTAAACATATCTAGTAATAAACTTAACCCCTTCTATAACTTCGTCTTGTTCGGACTTTGCGTTGGGGAATGCTATTCCTGTATTTACTAACTCTACTAACCTAGAAAATAAACTTTTTTCACCCCTTAACAAAGCGTTTTCTTTTTCGTCCGTTTCGTAATCTACGGGCGCTTCGTCTATTAATAGCCAATCCGCTTGCGGTTCTTCCCCGAATTCCTGTAACGATAGCGCTATTTGTTCTTCGGTGCTTTGTGCTTTAAGTTCGGTTGCATCCGCTCCCGTTTCCTCGGTTACTTGTTCTTCGGTAGTTGCGTTTTCTAAATCAGTAAATTCTAAAGGTTTTAACGTTCTAAAGAATAATTTTAAGGCTATTCCGTTAAACGCTAGAATCCTATCGAAAGCCTCTATTATTTCATCTTGGAAAGGCTTAATAACCATATTGTTAAACAAGATAAACGAGTTTTGCAGTTCGTCTGCGTTTGAACTAAACCCGTTAGAAGAAGCAATACCAAACAACAAAGGCGAAGTTACGTTATGCCCTAACATTATTTTGCGTAAACATTCCTCGCTTAGGTACGTGTAATGGTCGGGTGCATCGTTCAAAGGTATATCGTCCACCGTAGTTTTGGACTCTTGATTTTGGTTAAAAGCAACAATAACTTTTTGACCTTTTGAGCCTGTAAGTTTGCTTAGTACCTTTTGGCTAATTAGGTCTTGTTGTTCTTCGCTCGGAACTCCGTTGTTAAAATTAACCACCTTCGTACCGCTGAATCCGTTTTGCACTTCGTTTATTAAATAGTCGCTTACTTCTTCTTCTAAAACTGCGTAAGGTATCGCGCCTTGGTAGTCGGGGTAAGCGTAATATTTCAT